AATTATTTAGGGACAGAACTAAAACTTAAAAAGTAGATCGAGCACAATGTCCGTGATCTCATCTTCCGGACCATGGACACTGTCGGTAATGTAAAAGGCGGTGCCTAACTGAACTTTTTGCAGTAATTGATACTTAAGCCAAATTTTGCTGCCTCTTCGATTTGAGAATCCAAAATTACTGTCATTAAATGCTCCTACCGTAGCTTTAGCAGCTTTTTCTGTTCCCATTGCAAATGTTTGTCCAAACGCATCTACAAACTTTCCAGTTGTGGGATCGTAAGTACCCCCAATAGATTTCATCGTGTCCGAATCTAACATAGACTTTGTGCCTGTAGCGTAACTCCACGCCTTTTTAGTTTGGTCGTACACTTCCGCTTTTAAGGTTCCGGGCACAAAACCCTTACTAATCGCTTCTAGTCCTGCAATTTGTTCGCTGGAGTAGTTTCCTAAATTTCCGACATAATTTAAAGATCCCGGAGCACGGCTAACCATCATTCCGTTCACGTCCATAAGTGCGCCTGCACTTGTTGCTTTGAACGCTGCTGCATTTTGTGCCTGTTGTGCCATATTCAGTGCACCGAAACCTGCCGCTAAACCAGCAAACGAACTCACTCCGGGCATAGCTGCTACTGCGCCGGGAACCATAGTCGATCTAGGACGTGTACCAAAAGGTCCCGTCGTGGATACTCCGCTCAATATATCTGTGAGACTTGCATCCTTTAGTTTATTTGCTTGTTGCTCAAAAACGTTTCCGGCAACAGAAACCATATCACCTAGTTTATCAAAGAAACCCTGTTCCCAGCTTTTAGAAAGGTCTTTGCCGCCTGAAATAGAGTTTATTACGTCAGAATTAACGTCGGCTACTCCGTAGTTTGTTACATCGTAACTGGGCATCTGCCCAGACTGTCCAGTAGAACTCAGAGTATAAGATAAGGCTGATTGATAATCATCTCCACCACCACCAATCGGCTCGAAGATGTTTGGGCTGGTATCTTCTCGCTCTTCTTCTTCTTCTGTTGGATCAGTTACGCTAATCCCCGTACCTAGAGTTTGTCTATAAAAATCTACGGGTCCTGCAAAATACTGTTCCGGCGTAATGACATCGGGGCTATAGAATGGTCGGGTTGGATCACCAGCACCTATGGTAGATGTGCCGCCAATATTTATAGTTGGTAGGTTGATATTAGTTGCCATTCTTTATTACCTCTTGGTAGCTATCCTTCAACTTGAGGAGCATTTCCACTAAACCCAGCTTCCCCTGCACTTGGCGCAGTTCCGACTCCGATTGTGCCATTACCACGCCCCGAATCATCATTTCCCTGTACTCCTTGAGGTACTCCTCCATTAGGGGCCATTCCTTGCTGTTGAGCAGCGGGGCCAGCATCTGCGCTTGCGGCTTGTTGAGCATTTTGCATCATCCCTTGTAACATCTGAGCATAGATCTGTGCTTCGTTTTGGTCGTTGACAAGGCTATCAGGGTCGATATCTTGCGAGATAGCCAGTTCCTTCATCAAGTTTGGTATCTTGATAAACGGTGCAAGCATCGGGTTGGCTACGGTTTGAAGAAGTGCGGTTAAACGCTGGCTGCGTACTTCTTTTTGCATCACGGCTGCAACACCGCGAGGCTTGATCTCTAGATCGCCTTCGATGTCCTCTACCTTTTCGTTGAACTGCATATTCCACTGGAAGTATGCCTCTCCTAACGGTTTGAGTAGGTTGTCATCGATGTTTTTAATTACGGTCTTCATTGCAAGACCAGCAGACCCCATCAGCATCGACAAACCTGCTGCTGTACGCCCTGTTCCGGTTACACCGGTCTGACCGTGCATAATAGAAGGGATACCCGTCTCTTCATCAGCAAGCTGACGACTGATCTGATACATCTGAATGTTTTCACCAGCCGTGTTCGGAAACTTGAGTCCGTTGATGGCTGTTCCGGTAACACCGGATTGACGACGGAATATCTTTCCGGGGAAAATATCCATGTTTTGACCGGGAACCAAGCTGGCTTCATCCACGTCGAATACCAAGTTGCCAGCCAGAGCAAGGTTATCGATTGCCATCCGAACGTGACCGTTCATCAGTAGCTGGGCATCTTCCATGTTTTCCGCTACGCCAACACCCCAGATTTGATAGGGATTGATCTCGAACGGAAACGTCTGGAATGGAATTCGTGCAGGTGTGAACGGATTCAAGACACAACGGATGATCTGTGTACCGCAAATCCAGACGTTAACCTGAACCTGATCAAATTCGCTCAACTCTTCTGCGCCTTCCATGCCAGCTTCTTTAGCCATCTGAGCATCGAGTGTACCCCAATACTCTAGAACTTCGAATCTGTTTGCTTGATAGTACGGCTCAGTTTCATCTTCACGAATGGTGTCTTCGTAGTATTTATCTTCGTAGTTTGGTCCCTTTGCAAGAGACTCTTCAATTGCAAGAGCATCGAAATGAGGACGATGAATCAAACCACGAAGCTGTTGACGATTCATACGATGACGCTGGATAACATACTCGCAGTCTTCCATTGTCGTACCGGATGGATCAGGAAACAAATCCCAAATCGAAACCGACTCGATGCGAGGTACAATCTTTTCGTACGGATTGTAGTTTCGATTTCCTTCTTCGTCTCTTTCCCACTTGTGAACTCGTTTGTAAAAGTTAAACGGTCCTTTGACTACACCCGTGCCTAGCAACGCTGCTTCGAAAATTGCTTTACGAAACACGTTGACGGCGTTGGTATCGAGAAGCTGGTCGTGGATACATTTCTCCATCCGACGAGCCTGTTCTTTTGCAGGTTCGACTTGTGGCTCTCCGACCTTTGCTTTTCCGGGAACGAGAGCATCTCCGAACTCCTCGCCGTACGCACCCATACTTGGTGCGGTGGCTTCTCTAGCCCCCGGCGGTAAGTCTCGACCATCTCCTTCGTAGCCGTACGGATCTTGTTGCTGCATCTGATCGAGCGGAGTCGCCATGTGAGCAAATTCCACAATGCCTTCTGGCATCGGGGTAGACTCGACAACAAGCGGAAACTTCTTGTTAGCAAATAGGATGTCTACAATCTGACCGTACGCAGCAAGAACTTTGGTCTTGGTAATCTTGATGAATACCTTCGACCGTTCACTGTCACGATACTGTGTTGTAGAATCGTAAATGCCTCTGAAGTTTTTATATGCCTGTAGCCAACGCTGCTCGTGTGCGTATCTTCCGTTCTCTGCATCTTCAAAACGAGCACGTACGTAACCAGCCAATCCCGGCATTTCTCCCGAAGGATCAATTAAGGGTACTGCTGTATCATCGTCAGGCTGGAGATAATCTTCGGACATGTCTGTTCCTTAGTAGTCGCGTTCTTCAGCCATCTTCATAACTGAAGGATCAACAGCGGTTTTGGTCATCTTCTTTGGCATATCTTCGGTGAGTACACCTTGTTTTGCCTTAGTATCGAATTCCAAACCTTCGCGGTATAGCTTGGCTGCACCCATCTGATCTTCTACAGATGTCTTATCGGCACCCATGATGTACGCTTCACCCATGTTGAGGTTCATGGTCATTCTCCCAATTAATTAAGGTTGCATTGTTAAGAAGCTATCGCCTTGTTGCATCGCTGCTTCGGCACGGATGTCACGTTCACGTACAGCAGCTTCTTGGGCTGCACGTTGCTCTACTTGTGCCATCAATTCTTCTTGGGTAGCCATGCGGTCACCCTCTTGTAATTCACCGGACGCTAACTCTGTCGGAGTCATAATCATCGGAACTGCTGCGGCAGGACCCATACCGAAACCGACGGCTCGTGCACCTGTTTCTAGGGCAATGTCTGTTGCGGCTTGGGCTGGGTCAGATAAAGCACCATAAATACCTAGTCCTGAGAGGACCCCTACTGAAAGTTTCCCGCCGAATCGTTCCCAGAGACCTAGCTTCTTTAACTTTTCTACATCTTGTTCGGGGATGGTTGAGAGAGGGTCGGTTGCGGCCTCTGCTGTTATCTTGCTGCGAACTTCCTTTTTTATGGTTTGTTCCAGCAAGCGGCGTTCTTCCTTTGCACGGATAGCAGCTTCGTCAATCTCTGGCATCTGCGCTTCTAGGCGTAATCGTTCTGCTTCAGCTTGTGTAGCAGTCAATTTCAGTTCTTGACTACGTGCTTCACGCACATCATCGATCAAATCTAGGTCAGCGTCTGTTAGCTTACCTTGAACTTGCGTACCTACGATGTCTTGACCTCTAGGAATGACAGCTAGGCGGGGTGCCTCTACTGCTTCTAGTCCTGCTGCCGTGACGCCCATAGATGCAGGTAATTCGTTCAAGGTAGATAAACCTAGAACCTCGCCGTACATGTTTTGCAAGGCACGAAGGGCTTGCTTTGCCGTTGTGCCTTCCTGCGTCATAACTTGAGATACGTAGTGCTTAGAGGTGATGCCCTTTAAGCCTTCAATTGTATCGTCGAAGTTATCGTGACCCAAGATGGTCGATGCTTCCGACGCGTAACCTAATTCGTTTGCAATAATTGACGGGATAATCTTACGAATATCCTTGACACCTTCAATCTTTCGTCCCAAGATGCTTTCAAATGGTTTAAAGCGTTCGGCAATACCGCCGGGAGCCTTGACACCAGCACTCATTCTTGATACAAATGAGCTACGTGCTCTTTTAGCCCCGTCTGATGTGAGGTCTGTATCAGTACCTTTAGGTAAAAATAAATATTCCCGCCCTTCTGCTTTTGCTTTTTCTGCAGCATCACGAAGTATTTCTAAGGAAACTTCTGGGAGGTCTAAGGCGTTACGGATCTTATTTCCGCGTCTAAATTCTTCTGTAAAACGTCCTGTTTCAAAATCAATGTCTTCAACTCGTACCGTTGCAACTTCGCCGGGACGCAATGGAACAAGTGCATTGAACGCTACGGCTGCACGAACACTGGGATCTTTAATATTTGCAATGCCCTCTGTTAATACAGGAAGAGACTGCTGTGCACCGGGGACTTGCTTAAATACCTTTGTTTTACGGGCTTGCTTTGCCTTTTCCAAACCCATGCCACGAGCCTTACCTTCAGCCTTGAAGATGTTAGGCGGTGGGGGAAGGTCGTTTGCAGCAGACATCTTTTCAATGGCTGATTGTACTGTTGCAAGGGTAGTAAAGGTAGCTTCAGAACCGACTTTGTTTAAGCTTGTAAGAAACTTGCTGTCGCCTATTGTTGACCAAGCATCGTCTAGGGATTTACCTGCAGCTTCGATTGCCTTAGTAACAGCCCCTCGCTTACCTTCCGGCCCCATCTCAATGGCTTCACCGATGGTAAGGGTCTGATTCTTGATTTTGTCGGCTATATCTGCCATAGGTTAGTATCCGAATACTTCATCTTGAACCTTGTACACGTGGTTCTTGATTGCGCCTAGTTGTTGGTGAATTGAAGCGTAGCCGCTCATGCGTGTCATTACCATGTAGCGGAGTGCGTCGTATGCGTGATCTTCCGCCTTTGTATCTACGTCTTCGCTGTTGGTTTTTGAAAGTGGGATGCCAGCAAGCTGTTTAATTGTGTGCTGGCACGTAGAGAATACTCTGAGGCGGGGTTCTTCTGTGTACGGATCGTCACCCAAGCGGCGGTGAACTTCCATCTTTCCTTGAATGCGGTTGCGGTCTGAAGGAGTCCAGCGAACACCCTGCCGCATCATAACTTCCGCAATAGACGGCCCAAAGCCTGTCTTATTCCAGCAGGAAGCATCGAGGACCGTGTAATGAGGTAGGGGATCAAATTGCTCTGCTTCTAGTATTTTATCAGCTAATTGCTCTGCTGTCAAGTGTTTTGCATACAACTCACGATAAACCCAGATATTGTTATCCCAGTCAATAGCCCCCCAAAGAACGCACGACGGGCTGGCGTAGCCGTAGTCCGCCGCTCTAATGCGAGGCCAATTGGTAGGTAAATCGAAAGGTTCGACAACGTGTCTACTCCGTGAGAATTCAGGGAAGGCCGCTCCCTCTGCCACATCCCAATCCCCATCGAGAAGCCTCTTCCGCTCGACTTCTGGGAGCGATCTCAACATGGCTTCGTATTGACCGTCTGCCATGAGGTGGGGATTATCTGTCAACCGTGCCGGTACGAACTTGCGGTAGAACAACGGCTGACCTGCCTTTTCGTGACCAGCAGGCCACACAAACGGCTTCATCGTATCTATGTCGTATGCAGGAAAGGCTTCGTTCTCTGTACGAGAATCGATGTACATCTTCTTGACCCACCATCCACCGACACCGCCGGGGTTGGCTGTACAACGCATATATAGATTCTTTTGTAATTCGGGATCGGTAGAGCGTAAGCGGGAACGTAGGTAGTCCCAGACGTACGGTGTTGGGTATTGAGTTATTTCGTCGATGCCTATCCAGTTGAACGCCTGTCCTTGAAAACGGGTAACGTCCTTGTCTCTGTCGAGATAGGTAAACCAGATGGTTGCCCCAGATGGGAACACCCACGTGGATTTTGATTCACGAAACTTGGCTCCGGGAAACGCCTTCGTATAGAGTTGGCGTGACTTATCGATGAGTTCTGTTAGTTCGTCGAGTGTGCGCCGGAGAAGAAGACCTCGATGATTGGGATTGTGACAATAGCGTAGGGGATCAGCAAGTAGAGCAAACGACTTGCCACCACCAGCGGCTCCGCCGTAGAGCACGTCTTGTTCACCTGCCGAAAGAAACTCCTCTTGAGGGCCTTCGTTCGGCTGAAAGACAACTTCAGAATCTCCGACGAGTTCTGAAATGGGTCCGGGTAGAACGGCGAGATCTCCCATGTCGACAACTGCGCTTCCCTTTCCAGAGATTGCCTTTTCGACTTTTCCAATTGTCTTCTCCAGTTCACGGGCGTAACTTCTCTGGTCTTCAGCTTTCTTTGTTGACTGCGCTGCTTTCTTCTTTGCAGTCCGTAATCTTTTCTGTGCAGCACGACGAGCACGTTCAGCGGTGGATAGCTGGTACGTTGCTTTGGGTGCGTTGGGGTCCTTTGGGGGACGACCCGCTTTACGCTTGGGTGCGTCGGTTTCGCTCAAAGCTTAGTTCTTTTCTGCTGACTTTTCTGCAGAACGACCTTTGGTGTTTGGGTTGGCTTCGTTCCACTGCTTCATGCCGCGTTCGACCATTTCTTTGTCGTCGCCGTAGACACGAACGAGGTGATTGTACGCATCACGCTTGTTCATTTCGGTGAAGTCTGTCATCATGTCTTTAGCAGACTGGTAGATGTTTCCAAAAAATTCCATAGCTATACCTTATAGTTTGCTTTGCGTCCGCGACAGGCTTTGCCACCACCGGCAAGCATTAAACGTTTTTTCGCAGGAGATATACCCATAGCCCTGCGAGGAGAAAGCATCGAAGGTGATCCTCCACCTTTTGCTGCTGTCTTTGCTTTCGCAGCTTCGACTTCGGCTTTCATCCGTGCGGCACGTTCTTCTTTTGCTGCAGCAATCTTCTGCTTTCGAGCAGCTTCCTCTGCTTCTTGCATCTTTTCAATACGGGCGAGACGATCTTGGTTCGCTTTTGTTTCTGCCTTTACAGAAGCAGCAGGTATCTGCGTAGGGTATACATCAGACTTTTTGACACCCGGTTTAGATACTTTTTCATAATCTATTCGTTTAGCCATCGATCACGACCTCTTTCTTTGGGGGTAACAGAACTACGCCGTGAACGGCGGTTACGTTGTGGTTGATTTGTTCTTGTTTAGCTACGCCGACGCGATTGAGGAGCGATTCGGCAGCTTTGAGACGAAGATCGTCTCCACGTTCTGGGGCGGGGTTGTCTATCGTTGA